AAGGGAATATGGATGAGTTGAAAGAAACGACCAGCCCACCCGATCTGTTCACCGCAGTGCTGGCAGCAATAAGAGGGGTAAGGCATTGAAGTGAGTAGGGCTACGCGCCCTTGAGTGTTGCTACTTCAGCCTTCAGAGCTTGCAGTTCAGCAATCGTTTCCTGCAGCGCAGCCGTCAGCAGGGGCACAAGCTTGGATTGATCGATGCCTTGCGGTTTAATAGAGCCATCTTCATTGACAGCATCTTTCTCGCCAACAACCGCTTCAGGGATAATGCGTTGAACTTCGTGAGCAATAAAACCATCGACGGTATTACCAGGATCTGAAATAAAATTAAAGCGATGCACTTGAAGTTGGCTGAGGCGCTCAATGGCACCCGCTAATGGGATAACGTTTTCCTTAAGGCGATAATCGGAGGATGTATTATAAGAGGTGCTTGATGCAGAAACCTGGATGGATCCGGTTTCGCCATTTGTATTGCCAAAATTACACAAAACCCTTCCGCTTGTCGTATTTGCTCTCATGTAAAGAGTGGCTCTACCCTCGCTTTCCGGGACGAAAGCGGAGCCCGAGTTACTTGAGGATGGCGCGCTTGTGGTAGCGAAATAAACACTACCTCCGTTCGTAATCCTCATCCGCTCCGTCGGGCTGCTCGCTCCGTCGGCGGTAGTGGAGAACACTAGGCGGCCAGGATAGTCACCTGATCCTGGCGTTCCATCGATATTTGCAGTGATATAAGCGTATTCACCTGCTGTGCTATCGGTAAAGGCGATTCTTCCAAGGATTTGATTTGCACTAGAGGATGCTGCAGTTGCAGCTCTACCAATTGCTAGGTAACCTCCATAAACACCCCCACCGCCACCAGTAACCTGCAGATTAGCGTTTGCTGAATCTGATCCAGTAACAGCAGTAGACGTGCCAATTAACAGGCGGGAAGATGCGTCAATTCTCGCCGCCTCGGTTGTGCTGTTTCGCAAAATAAGCGGTGCAGCTTGAATCGATAACTGTTCGTATGCGCTTCCAGCATCGTTGACACTGCTTATTGCGGTGCTGCTAGTTGAGTGATCATGAAACCAAATGTTTTTGTTGGTGCCAAGATTTACCTGCAACTTTGCACTGGGGCTAGTAACGCCAATCCCTACGCGGCCATCGGCCTCTATGCGCAGTTTTTCTGTTAGTGAGGTTCCGTTATGAGTTAAAAAGGCTAAATAGCCCTTGACTGTCGAAAGTGGCGTTTGGGAGCTTACTCCCGAAAAAATAGAGCTTTTAATCGAGTCTACATCAAATCCCGGGTATGGAGTTTTAAAATCGATAACTTGGGTGCCTGAACCATAAGCAGACGAATCAATGTTTTTTTGAATTGTTAATATTGTGGTAGCGCTCGTAGTCCCCAGACCTAAGCGGCCCGATGAGTCGATTCTCATGCGCTCGGTGCCTTCGGTAGTGACGACAAACCGGCCATCGCTGCCGGTGTCGATCACTTCAGCGCTGGTGTTGCCCTCCTCGATCTTGTCGCCAGTGCCGCCGCCACCACCAGATGCCCAGCTCAGTGTGCCAGAGCCGTTGGTGCTAAGTACTTGACCGCTAGAGCCATCAGCGGCAGGCAGGGTCCACGTGACGTTGCTGCTAACGGTTGATGGCGCTTGGAAGGCCACCCAGTTGCTGCTATCGGCATCGGCAAAGCGCAGGTCCGATTGCGTGTTGAGGGTTACGTTGTCGCCGAAGGTTTGAGCGGCGGTAAACGTCTGTGCTACGTCTAGCTTGGCTGTATCTGCGTCATACGCCTGAACATCAGTGCCGATTGCCAGTCCAAGCGTGGTGCGCTGGGCGGCAGCATCGGCATCGTCGAGCAATGCGCGACCGGCGGCAGTGCACGTGATCTCTTCAATAGCGCCAGCTCCAGCGCTGCTGCGGCCAAGCAGCTTATCGGTGGCGCTGACATTAGCCAGCTTGCTGAATGCAATGGCTGCGCTGGCATTAACGTCGGCATCAACGATGGTGCCGTCGGCAATCATCGTGCTTGTAACGCTGCCGGTATCGCCGGTGCTGACGATCGTGCCAGTGGCATCAGGCAAGGTCAGCGTCTGGTCTGCCGAGACTGATGCGGGCGCTTGGATGGCAACGTAATTGGTGCCGTTGGCGGTGGTTTCCCGAAACCTGATTTGCTGCTGGTTGTCCATCACCAGCGCACCAGTCATGGTGTCGCCGCTGGCGCTGACAAACTCACCGACTTCACTTTGCCATGCGCTGCCGTCCCATACCTTGAACACCGGATTGGTGCCGCTGGTGTCTAGCCATTGCTCACCAAGGCTGTTGCCGGTTTCGCCGCCAACTGCGGGCGAAGCGTTTGGTGCAGTCGTGCCAACGTGCACGGGGCCAACCTTTACCAAGTCGCCGTTGCTGTCCTTGAAGAACAGGCCGGGGCTGGTGAGGTTGGTGTTAATGGCCAACTGACCATCTGCCATTGCAGCAGGAGTTGGCCGCTTGTCGGCGGTGCTGGAGCGCAAATGCTGAAGTGCCATTCCTTAACGCCTCGAGTGAGGCCGGAAGTTATACGTTCAGTTTAGGCTTAGTAACTACCATCATCGAGCTGGCTTGTCAGCGCCACCGTTCCGGTTGCATCAGGCAGGGTTACCACATTGTCTGCGGTTGGATCTGCAACGGCCAAGGTGGTCTCGAAGGTGTCGTCGGTGGAACCCTCAAACACCAAGCTGCCTACATCGCCGATCAGCAATTGGCCAGTAACCGTGCCACCGGCTTTTGGTAGTGCTGCGTCGGCTAGGTCATAAGCGGCTTTGACTGCTGTGGGTGTTGCCGCCAATGTGCTGCTGGTTGTGCTGGTGCTGTCGCTGAGTTGGACAATGCCGTCGACAGTGGTAGTGGCCGAGCGGATTGCCAGTGCTGGTGTGGTCGTCGGGTTGGTGACCGTCAGCGCTGTGGTGGTGCTGCTGACGTTGGTAACCGTTCCAGTTGTTGGGGTTGTCCACTTCAGGCCAGTGGTTTCGGCACTGTCGGCAGTCAGTACTTGGCCGTTGGTGCCAACGCCCAGCTTGGTCAGCGTGGTTGCAGCACTGGCAGCCAGCAAGTCACCTTTTGTGTACGTGACGACGCCTGTGCCGCCGCGTGCCACGGCCAAGGTGCCGCTGGTGATATTGGTGGCGTTGCGGCACTCGCTGCTGATTTCAGTGATCGCGGCCTGCACGTTGGTGCTGGCCACATCGCCGGTGGGCACATAGCTGACATTGACGGCAGCGATGGCGCCAGCGCCAGCGGAAACGTCAACCTCAACCCACTGAGGCGATGTGTCGCTATAAACCGCCAAGATCAGGTCAGGCGGTGCCAGCGTCACGTTGGGCGCATTCCCGCCTGTGATCGTGCCGCCTTGGCTGACGACAAAGTAATAGCTGTTGTTGCTTGCGGTAACTGCAGGCAAAGCGCCAATCGTGAAGCCTGCCGCGACACCGGCAGGTGTCAGGCTTTCGATCGAGCCGGTACCTGCTGGTGTGCTGGCATCGAATGTGCCAGCCAAGACGATCTGACCGGCGGAAATACCAATCGGCACCCAGACGTTGCCATCCCACATGAAGAACGACCGCTCCAGTGGGTTCAGGTGGATCTGGCCGATGAAGGTTGGTGTGGGCAGCAGATCGCCGAGCGAAGCGGTTGAGTAGTCCGCCAGCTTGTTGATCGTGATTGCCTTGTCATCGATCCGGGCGGTTGGGATTTCGCCGGATGTGATCTTTGCGGCGTCAATGTCGGGGATGTCGGCGGCGGCCAGCAGCGCGCCAGTTGACACATGCCCTTCGGAGTCAACGGTGACTTTGGTGTACGTGCCAGGTGTAACGCTGTTGCTGTGGTCAAGTACACCAGCAGTTACAGCAAGACCGGTGCCGGGCTCGATAATGCCTTTGCTGCTGCTGGTGGCATCGGGCAAGTCCTCAGGCACCAGTGCACGGAATGTTGGTGCAGCATCGACACCGGTGGTGGGTCCGATAAATACGTTGTTGGCCTGCTGTGTATCAAGGCCGACTGTGACGGTTGCGGTGTGGTTGTCTGGGTAAGCGGTGCTGAACGTCAGCGGGGTGCTATCGCTGAAGTTGATGACATTGATGGCCGCCTGACGAATCCACGCCGTACCGTTCCAGACGTACTTGACGCTGGTGTTGGTGTCGAACCAGAGCTGGCCCTCGTAAGCGCCGCTGCCGACTGGTGTTCCAGCTTGTACAACAGTGGTGCTGTCGGCTGCAAGTTTGGCGGCGGTGACGGCACCGTTAAGGATTTTGGCTGTCGTTACAGCGTTGGCGGCGATGGCGGCAGCGCCTAGGCCAGATGCGTCGATCTTTGCTGTTGTTACAGCGGCATCAGCAATCTTGGCTGTCGTGACGGCGCTATCGGCCAGCTTGCCGGTGGTGACCGCCAGATTTGTGATGGCAGGCGTTGTTACGGCATCGGTGCTCAGTTGCGTGCTGGTGACGCTGCTGGAAGTTAGTTTTGCTCCAGGGACGCTGCCATCGGCCAGATTCAGCTTGGCGTAGGCAATCGTGGTGTCGGCAATCTTGGCATTGGTGATTGCGGCGTCTTGCACCTTGATGGTGGTGACGGCATCGGTCGCCAGCTTGGCGGCAGTGACGGCGGCATCAACGATCGCGCCAGTGTCTACGGCGTTGTTGGCCAGCTCGGTTGCGGTGACTGCATCGGCGGCGATCTTGGCGGTCGTGACCGACAGCGCACCAAGCTTGTCGGTTGTTACGGCGCCATCGGTGATCTTGGCGGTCGTGACGGCATTGCTGGCCAATGCAGCGGCGGCCAAGCCAACGGCCTCGATCTTGGCGGTGGTGATTGCTCCATCGGCAATCTTGGCGGTGGTTACTGCCGAGTTTTCAATGCCAGCGGTAGGGGCAACGATTTGGTGGAAAACGCTGCCGTCCCAGACCTGAAAGTTCTTGGTGCTGCTGTTGAGATAGCCGCGACCCTGGAAATTGCCGACGCTCGGTGGTACGGAGTCATAGGCGATGCTGCTGTCGTTGGCCAGCTTGGCAGCAGTAACGGCGTTATCGGCTAGTGCGGCGGTGGCCAGCTTGGTCGTGCTGGACTGATCCAGCTTGGCGAGGTCGATGCTGCTGGCATCAGCCAGATCTGCGCCAGCTTGGAACAGATCTTTGGCTTCGACTTTTTTGGTGATGCCGCCGCCAACATCGACAATGGCCAACACGTCATTGGCAGCTACGTCGCCTTGCGCCAGCTTCGTTAGCTGTGAAATCCGTTGGTCGGCCATGGGATAGCTACCTTATAGAGCTAGTTTAGTCCTCGACTTCCGTTAGCAGGAAGGCCAGGCTGTCCTGGTTCAAGGTGATGCGGTCGTCATCTTCTTGGAGGATGTAGCCGCTCGGACGACCCACGACCAAGCGGATTTCGCCGGTTGTTACGAAGTCGATGCTGCAGGTGATCAACTCGGTGGCTGAGACCTGCAGCCCCGAGCGCGTCACCATGGCGGTGAACTCGTAATAAATGTTCGATGTATCAGGTTCGTTGTCTTGGTCTGTGATGGCCAGCAGACAATCGAATTCGCTGCCAATGTCTACGCGGTTAATAAGCTGAAGCGCCAGCAAAGGTGTTTCTTTGACACCTGAAGATTTGCTGTTAAAGATACAATCAATTTTGCCGGAGCCGCTAATTAGGCCAGCGGAGTGCATCCGCCGAAATTTGTCATTTAAGGTTGTAATATCAAGAGCTTCTCTGTCGGTATTGAATTCGTAAGTGGTGACATCGCCCAAGATATTGGCGCTGACATCACGCACCAGCACTTGTATTGGCAGGGGATCGCCAACGAAATTTTGTACTGTATATTCTTGCGCTCGTACGTTGTTTACGGCAGCTTGGAATGTCGGGAAAAACCTGATGCCGCCTGCGGCGTTGACGTTGACGTAGGCGCTGAAGCTGGTTTGTGTAACGCCTTCGCCGTCAACCCAAGAGCCGACGGGGAAAAATGCCAGTCCGCGTGGGTCGTCGGTGGATATGTTTACATTGTCGCCAGTCAGTAAGTTATCTGCAGCGCCTTCGATGCCGATGCGATTCAGCGATGGAATCGTGTCAGCGTCTTTTACAATTGCGTTCAGCGCGCTTTCGCTGTTACGCCGTAAACGTACATTGCCTACGTTTCCGAGAAAGTACGTCATGCATCGACCAGCTCAAAGAACGGACCGTCGACCGTAAATTGCAGTGCCACACTTGTCAGTTCGCCCGTGCCAACCGTGATGCTTGCGTTGGTGATGTAGGCGTTAAAGGCGATGTCATCTTTGACGTCAGGGGCGACGCCGGATTGTGCACCGACACGCAGTACCATGCCAACGCGATCGGATTCAGTAACGCCAGTGCTGCTGGTCTTCATGATTTTGTTCAGCAGCTCATCGAACTGCGTTCCAACATCACCGACCTCTTTGCGGTAGTACATCACCGTTGCGGAGCCGGTGGCGCTGACCATGCCAGGTGTGTAGCTCTTGACTGCCGTGTCAATCGTGGTGGTTTCCAGCAATTCCAGTGAAGTATCGATGGACCAGTCGCGGATCTTGAGGACCGCCTGATTCATCACGGCTGGGTTGGTAGACGGGTTGGGGGCTTCGGTCAGAATCGGCAGCAAGAACAGCCTGCCACTGCGCCCGGTATAAAAGCCCATTACGACGCACCAAAAGTCTTTGTGGTCATTTTACTCCGCTGTGCCATCGATCGTAAATATGCCCGAGACGTACGTGCTAATTCCTTCGGCGATAAAGGAGTTGCCGTTGGTGTCGCACGGATGCTCGACGGCGCGGATGGTGGTTTCGCCTTCCTCGTCCATGGATACTTCCGTGACGCGGAAAACACGCTTGCTGCGGACGGCTTGACCCAGCACAAACAGTTCGCCCACGTGCCTGCTCAAGCTGGCGGCTGTGTTGTTAATGATGCTTACGTTGTTGAAGGTCCGCACGCCGTTGGTGCTGCCGTATACCAGCACGCTGTACGTGCCATTAGGAACGACAGCCGCTACCGGCACGTTGAGTGATCCGCCGGATTCGAGGCGGCCTGTGTAGATGCCTTCCCATTGGTTATTACTTGTTTCAACGTAGATGTAGCTGCCCGGCATAACAAAGCTTTCTGTCGGGAATGTTCTAAATTCGATGGCGCGGCGGTTGTAACGGCGAACGCTGCATAGGTATTTGCCAATCATGATGGCTTGACTACGAGTTGTTACAAACTGCGATACGTCTAGAGTTTCGCGGATGGCATTCTTATCAAGCGTGTCGGTACGTTGCACTTCGACGCTGTTGTTGCGCGGGAAAATACCGTTACGTTCCACGTCTCGGTAAACCAAAGTGATAATGACGTCTTGAACGTTGGCGCCATAGTCGATAAATTCTTCTTTATAACTGTCTTCTAATATGTTGCCAGTGTTGAACAGCGCAGATACGGATATAGCGCGGGTGATGTTGCCATTGGCGTCATAAGGCAGCGCTGGAACCAGCGTGTCTTTGCCGCCGATTTTGCCGAGTTCCAGCAGGCTAAATGGTGCAGTAGCTGCCCAAAATTCGCGCCAAGGACGGGCAGTGGCGATGACGCCATCCATAAACAGTCTGTTGCGTTCGCAGAATCGCTTGGTTTTAGCTAATTGCAGTACATCAACAGAATGCAACTTGGCGTACCTGCCGATGCCATTGTCGGCATCGAGTATCGTGTCTAGGAAAATGTCCGGCGCGTAAGAGCTGGAAACGCTCGGATTTGAATTGGCGAGAGCTGTTATCGCCGCATCATTAGGCTCACTAAATGCCTCGTTTCCGTAGGTATTCAGTGCCGTGCTAATTGGTCTTAATAGCTTGCCTTGATTGACCCAAACGCTGATGTTGCGGAGATCTTGCGTACCAGCGCCTGATACGACGTGCAGAGCAAAATTGGACAGGTTACGGTAAACCGCTGGTCCGTAGGCGCTCCAAGGCGTGATCAGTTGTTCATTGACAGCCGTGATGTTAATTTCTGGGCCGCTATCAAACGAAAAGCTGGATTGGGTGTAAGCGTCGTAGGTAAATAAGTCGAACTCGCTGGAGTCCTTGGGGCTTTTATTTAGTGGGGGATAGTCACCGCGACGGCTATCGATGTACAGCGATCCGTTGTAATAAACGTTAACGTTTGGATTTTCGGTACGACTGGGGTCCAAACGCACTGTGCGAGCGTTGTAGTTGAGGTAGCAATATCCGCGTGTGTGGAACGTACGGATTTCTTGATAGGTATCCGTGACAGGCTCCAAGCGAACTTCCCAGAATCGCGGCGTGTCAAAATCAACCAGCTTTAAATATGTAAAGACGTTTTGCTCCGTCATGCCGCGGGCGCAGAAAATAAATGGCAAACGTATAAACTCGCCTTGCTGATCCAGTCGATACCAGATTGTGAACATGGCGGTCCTGGGCTTGATGCCGTTGTCCGATGCGCCATGCTCGTAGTTGATCTGGCTGCTGCCGTAAACATTGGCGCGACCGTTGATGCGACGATAGACCTGCGTGCGAAGAGCCAAGTCGAGCACGTTGCACTTGGTAACACTGGCATACGCGGCTTGATCGATACGCGCCAGTCCCTTGGTGTGGAATGGCGCCATATTTGTTGTATCGGTTTGACGAATTTGATCGATTTGCGCGCGAAGTCGCTCGTTCTCGGCTTTTAAGTTACCGACCTCGTTTTCTAGGAAAATAATTTCTCGTTCGATCAAAACCGCTTTGCTTGCTTGTTCTTCGTCTATACCTTGTCTCCTTAAGGTCGCAACGCTTACGCCGATAAAAGTTCTGTTTCTGCTGCCTAATGGGCCTGAGTAAAGCAGTTGGAGTTCGCGTTGCAGTGTTGCGATCCTTGCTTCGTATGCCGCTATGCTTTTGGTTTCGGTTGGGAGGCCAGGGCGACTGCCATAAACAGAACCTGTATTTTTGTCGATCTGAGCTTGCAGTGATTTAACAGTGCCCTCTGAAAAAGCACTTGTAACGTCGTAGCGAAGGCGTGGCATTTTGCCTGCTCTGATGCACTCCAGCACCGCCGTTAGATTGCTGTTTTCTAGACCATCCGAACCAGAGCTATAGGTGGCGCTGACGACACGGAATAGTGCCGTACCAGCTTTGAAGATACTGCCGTTGTCAATCAATGATGCAGATGCGCGCAAAGCATCTTGCCTAGCGATGCCGGATGTGTCGCTGGATAACAGATTTTCCGAAACATTAGGGATAATCAGTGTCCACCGCAGGCCGACTGGAACCGTGGGCCTTGAGTCGGTATTGCCCCAGTAGGTTCCAGATGCAGGCAAAAACGATGTATCGACGGTGCGAAAGACGCGGTTGCCGTCTTGATCCAGTGTTACAACGTCGTAGTTGATCGGAATAAATCCGGTTACGCCTGCGGTATTGGACGTGGTAGGCGAATAGGCTTGGCTGAAGCCTTGGCGATTGCCTGACAGGCCGCTTAGCTTGGCCGTGGCTTGTGTTGATGTTGAGTAAATCGGGTCGTCGTCTCTTTTAAGCCATTCATTGCCGTAAAGAGTGGGGCCGTTAGGGTTGTAATACTGCCAGACATTGCTGCGAATCAGGTCGCGGGCTGCAAATTGTCCCAGTGCTGTTCGGTCAAAATCGATGCTGCCAATTTCTGCAGCGCCCAGCGTCGTCATCAGTTGCATGAACTGACTGTTGCCAAAACTCAGGATTGCGGACCACAGCAGCAGCGTGGACAGTCGAACGCCGCCATTTGAGTTTTGAGTTGTGTTTGTATAAACTAGCGGAACGGTGTCGCCGTAAACAGCAAGTTCTTGGCTGCTGTTGAAGCCGAGGCGTGGTGATAGTCTTTGGTCGCGTGTTTGCTCGGTACCTTCGAATTGCGGTGTTTCTGGTTTTGGCAGCAAAAATGCTGATACGACTTGAAATATGATTCCAACGACGGCAAGAATGATGCTTACGGGTTCGTTGCGTATATCTAAAACGGTGCCATCTTTGATGTCTTCGTGGATATGCTGTTTCGCAACAAAGTCGAGATACTCTTCTTTGCTGATGCCAAGAGCTTCGATAAGCTGGTATTCATATGGCAGCAGCTTGCGGGTCATTCGTGCATCCAGAAAAAATGTCCTGTGCCTGCCGGTAGCGGCGCCTTGACGACCATTCCGCGTGGCGACAAAAACAAGGTGCCGTCTTCTAAGATTGTACCTAAGCCGTGGCCAGCGGTTGCGGGCAGCAGTGCTACTGCTCCAAGCACTGGTTCTGCAAGCCTCGTGCCATGTTCAAGTAGCCAGCGTGCCAGTTGGCTTTTGGGTAAGGTCGCCTCGTCGTACAGGTCGTACACCCAGTCGAATTGATCGGCGTAGTCGTGGTAGCCGAGACGTCTGCGTATCTCGCACACAAGCTGAAAACAATCGGTTTTGCCACTGCCGTCCCACGGCGCGTGGCCCCAGCCGTATTGCAGGCCAATTAAGTCATTGCAGAACGAGCTGTGCATTGGTAGGCAGCGGGCCGACAAGTGAACGAGTCAAGGTGCGAGCTGGAAAGGTTGCGCCAACGGAATCCATGGCCGTACGGAACCGCAACTCAATCGTGGTATCTGAAAAGCTGGCGCCAATGCCGAGGTAATACTCCTTGTATGTGCGTTCGGGATCTAGGTTCGCGTTTAGCCATTGTGTCGTCAAGGTCAGTTCACTTAGGCGGTTGCCGTCGCCTTGTTCGACCAGCCTTAGGGCATACTCGACATTTGGAAACAGCACACGCACCATCGCATTGTCGCCGTTTAGGTTGGCAACGCTGCCATCGGCGCGGAATGGGGCAAACTCGTAACGGTTGCCATTAAAGGTTTTCGGTTCTTGAACGAAAAAGTTTTGATACCGATGAAAAACGCCGTTGGAAGTCTTTAGCTCGAAGTACTGCGCCAGCCTGATTTCGCTCATGCGATTTCACCTACCAGCCTGACAGTGATGGTACTAAGCCCCTTGAGGACGCTAGTCACAGACGGTGGTTCGGCATATAACCACTCGATGCCGTTGGGGTTGCGGATGATGGCGCGTAGGTTGGTGGTATAGCCAGAGAAAACAGGAATCGGCACCTCAAAGCCCAAAGTTCCACCAGCTTGACCGTTGTAGTGATTAAGGATCGCGTTGACGGTTGTTTCTGGTACGTTTCTGTACTCCAGTTCCAGCGTGAAGCCAAACGGGCGATTGCCGTAGCTGCGGCGTATCGTCGCACCAGACAATGCCCGGTATGTCCTGACCGGATATTGCCCTGGCGTGAAACTGCGGGCCGTTGGTACCAGCGCGGGGAAGTCAGCCATTACACCCCAATCCTACGGCGAGTTGAGCTGCTGTTCTGGATGCGATCCAGTGTCATGGTCATGCCGCGTTGAGCGCCATCGCGGGCGGCAGCACGACGAGTCTCGGCCATTGCGGCTTCGAGTTGATCGCGGCTGACGTACTCTACGCCGCCAATGGTGGTGGTCTCGAAGCTCATGTTGAGGACAGGTGCTCCAGCGGCTCCGCCTGCGTTGCGATTCATTGCGGCACGCAGGTCTTGATTGGACAGCACACCACCGTTAGCGCTGGGCACAAACAGTTCTGGGCCGCGTTCGCCCACCACATAAGGTGTGCCAACCGAGGCAGGACCACCGTTGGCTAGGCCGGGCATCAAACTTAAGCCTGGCGTAAAGCCGCTTAAGCCGGATGTTGACGCGCTACTAAAAGCGCCGCTGAGATTAGGAGCACCACCAGAACCAAAGATGCCACCACCGCCCAGACCGGCAAACATTTTTGCGATGCCGATGGCAATATAGGTTGCAATCATCTTGGCGCCTTCCTGAACCAGAAGCTGACCAACATCGCGCAAAAATGACGCAAATACATCCTTGGCTTCAGCAGTACCTTCGATAAGACCCGCAATACCATTTGCAAGAGAATTGCCAACTGCATCGCCAATGCCTTGGGAAATTGATATAGCCGTAGATTCAAGATCTTTTAGTTGTGCTTGTCCTTGCTGAACAAATTGCTGCACTTTATTTTGTGGGCCAAGATCAATATCAGTTCTAAACGCACCAGCACCTCCGGGCAGCATCTCCGGCATTTGAGCAAAACCAGAGCGCTGATAAATTAGTTCAAGCTGTTCTCGTAGTTCTTCGGTTTCAAGCTGTTTAATTTCTAGTCGTTTAATTTCGTTGTTTAAGTCGGCCAAGTTGGCGCGTTGTTCTGCATTTTTAAGCTCTGCAATTTCTCGCGCACGGTCTTGGTATTCATATTGGATTTCAAGCCGCTTTCGCTCATCATCGGAGATATTCCCAAGCAATGCAGCTTGTCTTGAAAACTGCCTGAACAAAGCATCACCTTGTTCAACAGAGCGCTGCAATTCTTCTGCCAGTTTTTTGGCTTCATCGGCAGCGCTGCGACCACCACCACCGCGACCACCACCGCCGACAATTGGTGCCATTAATCGTGGCAATGCTGCTGGCGCACTAGGCGCCGCCGCGACTGGGCGACCATTTCCCAGTAATGATTTTTCCAGTTGCCGCCTATATTGCTGGACTTCCTTATCAAAAGGATTCATTACACGCGCGCCAAATCTTGCACGTGTCCGCGTTGACGCTTCCTGGTATGCACGTGTTTGATTTTGCAGTGCTTGCGCACTATTGACACGTTCTAAAAATGCATTAATTCCATCTAGCAAAAACTTAAATACAGGCTCAAAAAACTTGCCTATATTCTGAGCTAATCGCTGAAAAGAATCTTGCAAAGTGCTAAGCTTGCCATTTAACGTGTCTGACTGCGCAATGGCACCATTAGCGTATTTGCCTCCCGCTTCAGTAAGTCTTTGAATTGCAATCTCAACCGCCTTGGCGCTGACTTGGCCTTTACTTAATGCCTTTTGAAACTCCTCGCCAGATAATCCATACATTTTGCGCAGCTCTGTCTGGAGCGCAACTCCGCGTTCTTGGAACTGTAAAAGCTCCTCGCCTTGTAGCCTGCCCTTGGCTTGCACTTGCCCGTAGGCAGTTACTAAGCCTTGCAACTCGGCGCCGGTAGCGCCGCTAACATCAGCCAGCCTGCGGGTAATTTCAACTACTTTTTCAGTTTCAACACCGAACGCTTGTAAGCGCTTGGCTGAATCAATTAGCTCAGTGCTGGTAAATGGCGTGACGGCGCCAAGCTGCTGCAGCTCTTTAATAATTTTGCCGGCTTTTTCAGCACTGCCGGTTAATACTTCAAGGCTTCGCGCTTGACTCTGTAGCTCTGCAGCTTGTACAAATACAAACCTAACGGCTTGGACCGCTGCAAATGCAGCCACAAGTTTGCCAACGGCTGCCGTTACACCACTAAAGGCTTTTTCTGTTGCATTCGCTTGAGTTTCTACTTGCCGCAAGCGTTGAATCGCATTGCGCGCGTCAACGTTAATAGCAACGTTTGCGACAACCGACACGGCTTACCTACGGCGTTGCTTCATTCTACGCTCTTGATCTTCGTTGAGCACGTCAAAATAGGCCGACCATAAAAGCAGTTCTTCCATGGTCAGCTCTGCTTTTAAGCGCGTCAGGGTGTAGCCCAGTTCTTTGGCTACACCCATCTGCAGCATCAGCAGATTATCCCGCCTTAGCTCTGCCTTTACGGCTTTTCATGTCTACCTCTTCGGTATCCTCCGGGTCGGTGATAATCGCAAGCATCATCGCCTGCAGGTCGCTATCGAGTACCTCGTTCTTTAGCTCGGCAATTTCGCCAGCCTGAAACAGCCGTTGGCCCGCGTCATCTACTGCTTTGGTAACAAGCAGGTTCAACGCAAAGCCATTAGCGTCATCACCATTGGGCATTTTTTGTGCCCGTTCACGCTCTGCCATGGTTAGTGGCGTTGCGTAAAATTCAAACTCGCTGCCATCGTTAAGGACGACAGTGCGCTTGATTGGCGTCAGGTTGGCCGCCTTTTTAAGGCGTGCAAGTGCATTGGACATTAGGCGCTCGTGCTGAAGTCAAATGTCGGCACTCCGGTTGGACGGAATGCAATTTCAACCTGCTGAGCATCGTCAGGGTTGATATTCAAGTTAGCACTAATTAGCACAGCGTCCATAGCAATGCTGCGGCTAAGAGCCTCGGTGCCCTGCTTGTCGGTGTACAGCTTGAAAGCGCAACCGACCTGTTGACGCTGCAGCACGTCTTCCACCATGCGGTTGGACAGTGCGGCATCCTCATTTGTGACATAAACGGTAGCATTACCGCTGCCGTCAGCAAAGCCAGGAATGTAAGCGCGAAATGGCGCATACTGCCCAGCGGTTTGGCCGATGGTCGTTACATCGATTTCAGCGCGGCTGATTTCAAAGCTCCACGACTGAACCTGCCCAACGGCTGCGTAGTCGGCGTATGCGACCTGAAACTCGTTAGGTGCAACAGCAGTGCCATCGTCAGTAATGTCAACAGATGCGCCACCGGCACTGGCCGACACCTTAAGCACGCCGCTGCTTGCGGTGTAAGCAATCACGTAATAAGTGCTCAGTGCCGACAAGCCAGCAGGCAGAGTGCCAGTACCAGAGCCGCCGGTTTGACTGTTGACAACGCTGAACTTGACGGGATCGCCTACCTTGAGATTCAGGTAAGGCTCAACAGTGATTTCATCATTGGCAGCGCTGACATTGGATTCACCAAAGGTACCGGTGGTGCCAGCGGGTTTGTAGTAAAGGGCGCCGGACGTACCGGACAGAACTGTAACAGCCATGTTTTGAACGGTAGTTGGCTAACGTCAGTCTACATATGCTTCAAACGTAATCGTTAATTGCGTTTGGAAGTACGGCTCTGGTGATGCTGGCGTTACCTGCGCAGGGCCTGATGCTGCGTCAAAGATGATGCCAGATACGATTTGACGGTCAAACAAGTCCTTGACGCGCTCAGCAATGGTGTAGTTGGCCGCAGCCCCCACTCCAACAGGTGTAAAAACATTGACCACTAACGTGCCGTTTTGACGGTTAAATCCTGTTGACGGCCCAATCAGGGTTGCATAAGCATTGTCACCAAAGCGAACAAACACCTGCAGCCAAGGCGTGTTGTTTGGTGGGCTGAATGGTACGTTTTGATAGCTGACCGGATATGCCGGCGCTATGGCCATTTGCGTTGCAATGCGACCTTCAATGGCAGCGCGAACGTCGTTGTAGGTGCTGCTCATGATTCTCTGCCGATACGGGCTGCTGCTGCTTTCACCCTACCTTGCACGTCTTTGGCTACGCCTTGAACCCAGCCGGGCTGCGCTTGCTTGCTGCTGCCATTGGCCAGCGGTTCTGCATACGGCAGGTTGTTATGGACGCTGTAGATGTTGCCGACGCGCTCTTGGCTGTAGCCGAGCCTTTGAATAGGCAACACTTCTTGAGTGCTCCTGCCGCGTTTGGATGTCTTGAAAGTTTTGCCTGTATCAAACTGTCCTTCCGGCGCAATACCGCCCGGCGCAGCATTCTCGCCCACCTGCCAGCTTGCGCGAAATCTGCCGGTATCAACAGGGCTGGCCTGCTTCAGCAAACTGTCAGTTTCCAGTACAGCAGCACGCAGCAGCTTTTCCATCTGCTGCTCAGCGTAGTTGCCAATCTGGTCAATGCGGATATTGCGTGCCATCAATCTCGAAGGATCAGCTCGTAGGTGATGGGCGTATTGTCTTGCTCGATGGTTCGCATATCGACAATCTGCAGACTCCGGCCATTGATCACTACACGATCCTTGGGTGACGGCGTGGTGCCATTCAAATCCAGTGCAGCAATGATCAGCCGCTTATCACCCTGCTGAATAAGGTCATTGACCTCACCGCGGCGCACATCTTCTAAAATGCCCCTGACGTCAATATTCGTGACAGTTTCGGCGGCAGTGCCAGTCGTGGTGTTATAAGCGCCAACTGTTACAACGCGAATGGTCGCTTCGCCGCCAAACCGCGCCATTAGCTTGCTGGCGGTTGTCTGCAGCGATGCGGCAAGTGCCATCAGAGCTTGTAAGCAACAACTGAACCAGAAGCTAGGTCAATACTGGTAAACACACCCTCCAATTCGCAGCTTGCATTGAGCGTCACGCTCGTCAGCGCATTGCCGGTGTAGTCCAGCGCAGTCAGCGCGGCAATTACCGTGTCCTCAAGCGCCACGATTTTGCCAAAGCGGCCAGTGTGCGCAACCTGGTCATTGATGTACTCAGCGCCGGGGTATTTGTAACCCATGTTCAGCTCCTGCGGATTGAGAAGTTTCCAGGTCCACTAATTCTAAGCCCTGTCAGGTAGCGCTCCATCAACGGCGGCACCTTGTCAGCGCCGACAGCGCCATAGCCCAAATTGGGCGTCACGTCAAGGCTGCCGATTTTGACGTTCTTGTAGTCTTCGAGACCTGTCAAGCCAAGCGCACTGGTGTTGTTATGCAAAAACACCGCCAACACAACCTGCGCATATTTGA